ATAGTAAATGTATCACTACTTGTAGGAGTACCTGCTGTCCATTTTAATGTACCATCTTGAGCAGCACTATTTCTGAGAGAACTTGCAATTTGATGGGTATAGAAATCACCACCTGCTCCACCTGCTCCAGAAGCACCCATTAATGCTTGTTTATTAGCTCCTAAACTCATTATGCCATCGCCAATCCTGCAGCAAAGCCATAGTAATTGGTGCCACCATCAAAAGTTGTTAAAGTTATTACATCCACCCCAGAAGTTGTTAAAGTTGGAGCTGTAGCTGCTGCCCATTTAACAGCATTTCCGCCACCAGCATTTGTACCAGCCACGAAGGAAACTGTTCCTGCCCCACCATTCGTAATAATTAGTGTCATAGAATTAGATTGACTTGCTAAGGAATTGGTAATTCCTACATTAAATGTACCACTACCTACCGTAAAAGACTGAACATTACCACTTTCTAAATCTAAATCAAAAGCTGCTGTTTTAGAACCGTTAGCATAAACCGTTTCGGCATAATCTTTCATTTGAGCGTTTTTTACAACATCATCAGATAACGCAATTGCCCCGGTACCATTTGTAGCTATTGTAATATCGCCATTTGCTGCGTCCGTAATAACGATAGAACCGGAATTTGTGCCTCCATTAGTATCTAATTCAAGGTCAAAAGCTCCATTAGAAGATATTTTTCCGGAAGCTGCACCACTTCCCACTACAACTTCTCCTGTTCCATTAGGAGCAACTGTGATAGCTCCATTCGCTGCATCGGTAATAACGATAGTACCGGAATTTGTGCCTGAATTTGTTTGTAAAAGTAAGTCATAAGCGCCTTTAGAGGTTACTTTTCCGGAAGCAGCACCGTTTCCTATTGAAACTTCTCCTGCTCCGTTTGGTTCAACTTGAATAGTACCGTCTACACCATCTATTATTCTAATTTTACCGGAATTTGTGCCTGAATTTGTCTCTAATAGTAAATCATAAGCACCAAGAGATGATACAACCCCATCTTCGGAGCCATCCCCTAAATAAATAAGGTCTGATTCTAATTGAATATTTCCTGTACCATTTGGAGCAATATTTATGTCTCCGTTACTGTTTGTACTAGAAATAGTATTACCAGAAATGGAAATATTATCAAAAGTTTCCATATCTAGCTTGTCAGAGATAGAAATTACCTCATCACTACCATCACAATAGACAATGTTGGCTTTTGTGCTCGCTATTGTTACTTTTGCTGCGCCACTACCTTGAGACATAAGAATATTATAGCCACCTGTAGTAGCATTTTGTATCATAAAGAAAGCTGTAGTTGTAGCTGGTGCTATAGTAATCGTACAATGTTGGCTTAAAGTACCGGTAAACTTAATTACACGATACATACCGTTTTGAGCATTATCAGAACCATCTGTAGGCGATGCTGCTCTAACTGTTAATGTAGCTGTAGAAGCATCAGATAATGCTACCGCCGTATAGGAAGCAATTCTATCTAATATATCTACATTATAATTTGTTGTTGTTCCCCAGGTACCTGATTGTTCGCCTGTGGTGATTTTTTCGATACCATAATTTGTTGTAAATGATGAAGCCATTTTATTCTCCTATGCTGCGATTTCTGTCCACCCTGGAGATTGCGTAGTGCTTATTTCTAGCCAACCCGCAGTTTGCCCTGGAATTATTTCCGACCAAACCATTGGCGTACTAACTAATCCTTGTGCGCTTACTCCTGTTACTTGTATTATTACATCAGGAACGTTAACAGTGCCAATATGGGATGTTGTAAGAACACCAGATACCGTAGTACTAACTCCTGCTCCTTCTATAATTGTGACACTATTTACCGTAGATGTTGCACTAACAGATGTGGTCGTTACTGTAACTCCTGTGCCTGCGGTAATACTTACTGTGCCTATACTAGATGAGGCACTGACTCCTGTAACCCCAAAGCCTAATCCTACAGCAACACTTTCTAGAGTAAAGGTTGCGCTTACTCCTGTCGCAAATACTACTTCTTGTTTAACAACAGCAGTTCCTATTGTGCTAACAGCTTCAACCCCAGAACTAATTCCTACACTAATACCTCCGCCCTCAATAGTAGTTACATTAGATATATAACTGGTCATAAGTAAGGCAGTTGCGCTTACAGAGGTTCCTGTCCCTTCAATAACGGTTACTCCTACAGGAACTCCCCATCCGGCAGAACCCCAAGTAGAACGGCCCCAACCCCCTGTAGGAAAAGCATCCGCACTTACTCCTGTGACGGAGACGGTAATAGTTTTATCGCCTGTGGCTGTGAAACTTCCAATAGCGTGTGTCGCACTTACTCCTGTGACGGAGACGAGTTCAACCGTTGTGGGCTCGCCCCACGCTGCGCTCCCCCACGTATACCTACCCCATCCTGAATAGGTAGTGGACATTTACGAGATTCTTATAACTGCATTATTCGCGTCATTAGCTGGATACTGAATAGTAAAGTCGCCAGCACTAGAAGATTTATTTCCTCCGAAATCTAAAACGCAAACGGAAGGTTTAGCGGCATGAGTAGTTGTGCCACCTGTTCCTGCTGTGCTTAACGTATAGTTATAGATTAAAGCCACTCTCGCGTTACTTATAGTAGAAGACGCCCAAGTAGTGTCTGCAAAATCTAAAAACGCAGTTGCGGTGCCTCCTGAGTTATCCGCTAATCCTAAAGTAGCTGCTCCTAAAGTTTTTCCACCCGCGACATATACTCCCAGACTGTCTGTTACTTCATTAGTAGCTGTATAACCTGTTAAATCTTGGTTAGCATCGGTTCTACTAGAAGTAAACATCGCAATATAAAAAACATCTGTAGCAATTACTACACCTCCTGTGCGCGAATGACTTGTCCAATAATGTATGCCAGCTGTTATTTCTTGTTTATAACTACCGGTCATTGCTTGTGCTATAGCCATGTTATAATCTCCTTATTATATCGGCCATATCTCCATGACCTTGCTTGTTAAACTCCGCCCAAAGAGTGGTTCTTTCACTTTGCGCCATCTTATTCATATAGTAAATAAGAATTTCTCTCAACTTTTCTCTATGAGCGATAGCTTGATCCCGTATGACAGGAGGAGCTGTCTCGCTAACGATCATTATTTTATTTAAAGCTAATTCCGCTATTTGTTCTGGACTATGTCCTCCATTGTTTGAAGTCATAACCGTGACGCCTCCTACAGAACCACTTCCATTAGCTTGAAACATTATTGAACATCCCTTCTTAGATCATCATAACGATAAGAGTCTCTAGTATTCTCTCCTTCGCCAAGGTTTTTAAGCCAGTTAATAGATTCCATATAACGATCATTATAAAGTTTTAATAAGTTATCTTCCCCTTTCATAAATGTATAAGCCTCTACCAAAGAACCATATAATAAAGCTAAAGAAGCATTAGTGCCCAACCAGCTTTCTCCACTCGCTTCCGCAGTTATAGATTTAGGACGGTAAAAGTAATGAAGCTGGACATCATAAGATCCGGTAGGAGGTGGAGATAATAAAAAAGTAGTATCATTCCAGTCAGCGTAATACGATGGCATTCCTGTGCTTGTGCTATCTGGGTTATAATCTTGTAAAAACGTTACTTGTTTATAAAGCAGAAACTCTACGTTCACGCCGTTTTTCACACTTAAAGAATAGGGTGCTAAGAAATCGGTTGGCTTAGACAAAAACTGATTGCCTGCACTGGTAGAACCTTCGGAGTTTTTTCTAAAAACAGATAATTGTACTTCTTTTAAAATCCGTTCCTCTGAGTTAATAATAAATGTATTAAGTTGGCTTACAAAAGTTGTTTCTTCATTTTGCGTATAATCTTGAATTGCTGTTTTTAATGTTGTGTATGTAAATGCCATTATGCCTCCACTGTGACAGGACCTGCCGAAGCATCGCCTCCGCCACCTGTTGTATTTCCTGTTGTTGCTGTTTCTCCTCCTGTGGCCGTTATAGTGTACGAACTAGACGTTACTACGGTTACAGCAAATCCTGCTGCTGTTTGTAACATACTAGAGGTGAAGCCATCAAAAGGCAAAACGTTTCGAAAACATGCTATGTCTCCGGTTGTATATCCATGACCTGGTTGTGTAATAGTAATAGTTGTAGAAGATGCGGTCCCAGATTTAAAAGGATTATGCTGCAATAATACTTCTACAGAGGGTTCCGTACGAGCAGGACGGCTAATTCGCAATGCTTGTGGATCTGGCTGTATGCGAGGAGGTGTAAGCTGTGGCTGTTTAGCTTCAAATTCGTCTGGTCCTACAAGTAAACCGTTCCACTCTAAAATCATCACGTTAAGAGAATATGCTCTGCCTGATCTATCTGAAATCCCTTTAGCATATTTAGTACTAGCAAAACGAGCCATATTATATCCTTAATGATTGTTGGGTTGGTACTAAACGTAAAGCTACTCTTTCGCTGTCTTCTGAGGCCGCTCTTTGCCATTCTTCATCATACATTTGTTTTAGCATTCCTATTCTTTGAGGAGACCGTTTAACAGCTAAATAATAGGATAAACCAGCAACTAAACACGGTAAAAAACGAAAAGGAACATCGGGATTGTTTTGAGCGGTACCAACATCTTGAATACGTTTTACACGATAATAAATTAATTGATCTGTTGAATTAGTAGGAGCAGGCCAAACTGTGATAGTAGGAGTTATTAACCTGTCAATATAAAACTGAGTAGGTCTTCCTTGCGATGTTTTATCTGGAATAGCAAGATAATCACCTCGACTTATTCTTCCTATTGCTATATCAGAACCGTCTCTTCGAATAACAGCTTCTAAAATATCTACCGTAGCTTGTGTATCGCTCAGACTAGGAACTGCTGTAACGCTAGTTACGGCTCCACTTGTGCTTCCTGTAACATTATCAGCTGCAGGAGTAACAACAAATGTTCCTACAGGAACGGTTAAAGTCATAGTAGTAGCTGTAGGTTTAGTAATAACTTTTGCTGTAGTTCCGCTAACGCTTCCTGTAATAGTTTCTCCTATAGAAAAACCGCCTGAAGCCGCTACTGTTAAAGTAATTGTTCCTAAAGGATAATCGGTAATAGCGGAAGTCGTAGAAAGTTGTGCCATGTTTTGCGTAACTTCTTCAATTACCCAAAGATTTAATCCTCGGTTAGCCCATTCAGAAAATAAAAGATTTAAAGAACGCCGTGCTGTTTTAGAATCGTACCCAGTACGTAACTCTAAACCGCACCGTTCATAAGCTTCTTCAATAATCTCCGACATACTTAAATTAAAATCTACTGTTTCTGAAGTAGCCATTTCACTATCCTTTCGCCATCTTTTTAAAAGTTTTTGCTAATTGTGCGCGTTTAACCGTTGTAGGACTATAATCCCCAGGATTTTTTGCCACTTTATTAGCAAGACCTTGAACACTCATATCAGCATTTTTGGCTTGTTTGGTGAAAGCTCCTTTTTTTAAATTAGCTTTTTGTATCCAGTTGCTACCACCTACATTATACCGTTTTTTAGAACGAGCATCGGGGGAATGAACTCCCCCGTGCATATAGACATAAGCTTTACCATCAGGATTTAGTTTCTTTTTCTTTTCATTTCTTGCCGAAATATTAGCAACAGAATTAAAAGTCCCCATGATAATCTCCTAAGTGTTAGAGTATACTTTAATACACTCCATTACAACCGTATACGTATCCGCGGCTCCTTCACCTACAGTTCCAAAATAAACATCTCCGTCATTACCTGCTGTACCAAAAGTTCCTGTATTAGGTAAACCACTAAAACTAGAGAAATCGTAATTATCACTATAATTTATTGGCGTTTCTAAAGCTAATACTTGAGTAGTAGCGTTCCAGAAAATTCGTAAATTTAATCCTACAGTAGAGTACATAACCTTAACTATACGCACTCCCGTGCAAGGATTACCATTAACAGGGTTTTTGGCAAGTTCGGAAACATCTATTTTTCTAACAGGTGTACCTTCACCGGTATCGACATATGTATGAACAAAAGAAGCTACAAACTTCTGAGGGCCATCTATAATGATCGTGTTGGTGTCTGTATCAGCCATTGTTTTTTCTCCTTAATTAAATTATACTGTTGACCATGCAGCTGCACCTGTTAAAGCTGCGAAATCTTTAGCAAGGTCAAAATTAACATTCCACAAACCTGCTTCTGTGCAACTGAAATATATATACGAACCGATACTTACATGATTTGTTACTACACTTGCGGGAGTAATTGTTAATGTATTGTTTAATGCTACTGATGTAACGAAAGTTAATACATTTGTAGCTCTAGATTCAAAAACAGAACCTGTTCTAAAAGCATCCGTTCCTGATGTAGTAAATTTTAGGTCAGCTGTGCCACCTATGGTGTCAACAGATTGGGCATAAACAACCCAAGTATTAACTAAAGTTAAACCGTTACTAACATCCGGAAGAGTTATTGTACATGCCGCAGCACCTGTGAAGTTAACAGCATTAACTGTATTGCGCGTTAAACTTACGGATGTAGCTGCTGCAACTGTTTGCGCTGTTAGTCCTGTAAAGTCAGGTCTTGTTCCTAAATAATTTGTAGTTTCTGTTCCTGTAGTAGAATCAGTAGTAATTGTTTGAAATCCATGTTGTGATCTCACTGGGCCATTAAAAGTTGTATTAGCCATTGTTACCTCCTCATAAAGGGTTTGGTTTTAGCGTCTTATGAGTGTCTGCTAGGTCAGTCGCTAAAAATTATATTACCTAGAAAATGGGGGGAACTCTCCCCCCACTCAATCGTCTTATGATGTTCCCGGAGATCCATATACACAACGTGGATCTGAGTAACCGAAGCTGTAACGCTCGCGGGCTTTAAATCTTACGTTGCCTGTATCAAAATCGCCTTCCATCTTAGTAGACATGCTTAAACGTTCAAAGTGAATAAATCCACGAGGAGCGTCTGTCTTAATAAACCATGCGTTTGCATCGTTTAAGAAGTGATTAACGGTGTAACCCTGTGG